TTCTCCGGTCGCAGCTCGATGAAGCTGTCGTGGAGGTAAACGTGCTTCAGGGTGGCCTCGCCATCAATGCGTACTGCTGCGATCTCGCCGTTTTCCACTTCTCGCTGGCTGCGGATCGCTACCAGATCGCCATCATGAATGCGCGGCTCCATACTGTTTCCCTTACAGGTCAGCGTGAAAGTAGCCCGCCAGTTGGACGGCACACAGACCATACATTCCACATTCTGCTCCGCTGTAATGGGCGTGCCACAGGCAATACGCCCTACTAGCGGCACAGTGTCCATTGCCGGCATAGGCTGAAAGCCCGGCGGGATGGGGGCGGGAGAAGTGGGCTTGGGAGTCGGCTGCTCTTCCCAGCCCATTAGGTAGGCGGGAGTTGTCTGCAAAATCTTCGCAAGTTCCGCAAGGCTATCAACCGGAACCTTTTCAATATCTCCTTTTTCATATCTATAGATTGTGGCAGGAGAAACCCCGAGACGCTCTGCTACCTTTTCCGCAGAGAATCCGATTTCTTTTCTTCGTTGCTTCATTCTTTCGCCGGTGGTCATGTTCATCACCTCTTGATAAGAGAATACACGAAAAGTCGCAAAATTGCAATAGCATTTTGCAAATTCAAAAAAGATTTTCGCAAAAATGCAAGTCATCTATTGACTTCTTGCTTCTGCCGTGTTACTCTATGTGCAGATACTCGCGTTTATGCGAGTCACGAAAGGAGGTGAACCACTCATGTCTACTAACATGAATCTTCTGCGCGGCAAGCTGAAAGAGCGCGGTGTGACCCAGCAGGAACTTGCGCAGAAAATCGGCATGGATTCAAGCACTTTGTCCCGCAAACTTGCATCTGATGGTCTAAAATTCACCGTCGGCGAGATGCATGACATCGCCGCAACCTTGAAACTTTCCGCCAACGAATGCAAGTCTATCTTTTTGCTCTGATACTCGCATTTTTGCAAGTTTGGCTTTCAAAGGAGGTAAACCACATGGAAAGCAACATTCAGAAAGAGATTCAGGCGAGTCACGAGAATCGTGAGCGCTTAAAGAAAATCGCCCTCAAGCTGTTCGAGCAGCTCAAGAGCGAAAATGTCAGTTTTTCGGACGCAGAGCGAATCATTAGTCTGCTTTCTGCATCCGTAAAAACTGAGCGCGACCACAGAACCCTTGGCTCTAATCAATCCGTAGTCAGTCCGAAATTCATCAATAACGATGAGAGTAACTGGGAAAAGCTTTGGCGCGAAATTAACGCAACCAATCACTTGATGCGCTTAAAAGAAGACGAAATCAACACACGCACCAATGATAAATTCTTAATTTCGTTCGCACTGTCCGGCTTCGCGGTCGCAATCAGCGTCTTTATCCTCTTAACGCGGTAAACACTGAGACGAACAAGCTTAACAGCGATATACCAATAGCAATGTTCGCACGCCTTTCCGTTCGAACGGAATGCTTATGTTCCTCCAGAGTTACTCTTCCTGCCGCACCAAAACGGTAAATGTAAGTTCTTTCCCCTAATGCTCTGCCTACGGGGTCATCGGACTCCTGTTTTCTGACCATTTCGCGCTCTTGCATCCATTTTAATGTTTCCCAATCCGCAGGCACTCCATTTTCACACAGCTCTTCGAGCGAGAACCATTTATCCGGGTGTTCATTCAGGAACTCAAGCACTTTCAGCGTTTTTTCATCAAGCATTTTTACACTTCCTTCCTGTGCCAGTATAGCACGGAAAGGGAGCCACCCACAAGGAGGCACAAAATCACATGAACGACTTACAGATCTTCTCCAACCCCGAGTTTGGGCAGGTACGCACCGTCGAGCTTGGCAGCCGCATTGACCAGCTGAGGATCGTCGCCTTTGGCCTGCCCGCGTTCGACCAGATCATGGCCGACATCTTCACCACCGAGAAAAAGGAGTGATTTTTTATGAAGAAGTCTGCACTTAACCCCGCCGCCTACGGCTTGACCGTGGACGAAGCCACCCGGCTCGTCCGCCTCCACGATATGTGCGCAGGCATGGCCCCGGAAGACTTTGATCAGATGGAGACTGCCGCCCGCAGCATCAACCTGGTCAACAGCCTCAAGAAGATGGACAGCCGTCCCGGCGGCGCAGCGTGAGAGGGGAGGGCAGCACGATGAAGAAACCTTACCTCAAGCTCCGCCGCCTCATTGAAGACGAAGGCTTGGAGCAGCAGGAGCTGGCTGTGTTGGCGGGTATCTGTGACCGTACACTGAGCAAGCGCCTGAACGCGCCGGAAGACAGCGGTTGCTGGCTTCCGAGGGAAATTACTGCTATCTGTCAGGTGCTCCATATCCCGCAAGAGAAAATCGGGGAGTATTTCTTCCCGCAAATTGCAAAGGAGGCATCCGCATGAGAATCAAATCTGGCGTCTTTTACTGGCTGGCGGTGGCCAGCGGTGCCGTCGGGATGCTGTACGCACTTGGCTTTGCAGGCAGCATCGAAGCCATCGGGGTCATCTCCGGCACCGACTTCATCACCGCGATGGTGCTGCTGTTGCTGGCGCTGTTCTTTGCCCGGCTGGGCGACCATGCCGCAGAGCGCGAGGCTCAGCGCCGCAAGTACATCGACCGCCGCCACGCCCGCCCCGAAGAGCCGGAGTACCGACAGAACCGGAGGGACGCATGAACGCAAAAAAGCCCGTCGGTGCTGGAACACCGGCGAGCCTGCAAAGGGATGATGGTTTGAACGCCCATCACCCCGAAGAATAACACACTTTGGAGGTTTTAGCAAGAGATGAAAGGTATTCTTATCGAGCCGGGCAAAGACCCGGTCGTGACTACCCTGCCGGACACGCTGCAAGGCATGGAAGCACTTTTGCAGTGTCCCTGCGAGCAGAAAGTTCTGCCCCGCACCCCGGCGGTGCTGGTGTACGCCATCTACGGCAAGAGCCTGAACCGTACTTATCGCGGCCAACCCATCTATGGCACTATCCTCTGCTACGGCTGGCGAAATAACCGCTTCCAGCCCCTGAACAAAGACCTGCAGGCCGAGATGCTGGACCGCCTGAAGGACACGGAGGTGAGAGTGTGACTGCCTATATCTGCAAATGCGGACGGCGAGTAAAGAAATCCACCGATGCCAGTACCACTGGCAACCGCCTATCCGGCTATGCACCCGGCCATGAGTGCTGGGGATGCCCCTACGCCATGCCATACGGAAACTATCAATGGGATGAAAGTGCTAGAACTGTCAGCCGGGAGACTCAGGGCTACGAATGCCGGATGAGTAAGACCCTCACCTATGCGTCAGAGTTCGCTGGCTCTATCAAGGATAAATGCACTTGTCGAGTGCATAGTCTGGACTTCGACTTTCTGTCTCAGGTCTCCTCCTGGATCAAAGACACTTATCCAGACAGAGAGATTTTTGGCTCGTTTTCCAAAGATATTCGTGCATCGGACTATGGATCTGATGGCCGTTACTGCCTGACTATCACCTGCACCCAGAATCTGAAAGGCGTTGCCGCAAAAAGAGAGCTGCTTGATCAGTTCTTTACTCCGAATGGTAGCCGCAAGGACATGACACCGCAGCAGGAAATGGAAAAGATTCTTGCTGACATCAAAAAAGCAAAGGAGATTTTCTCATGTACACCTGCCCAGAATGCGGATGCTGCTGCGACCATGACAAGCCCTGCTGCCAGCAGTTCGGCGGCGGCAACACCGACCACCTCGGCGGGCGAGGCGGCTGCAAAAGGCTTGACCCCCGCGCTGTCCCCGCAGAGCAGCGCATCGGCCCCTGTTGTTCCTGCGGAGACTTCTTTTGCATCCGCAGCTGTCCCTACCTTTGACTTCTCGGCTCTGGGTGATTTGTCCCAACAGGCCACCGAAGCCGACCAGCAGTTTGATTTGCATTACGACGCGGCGCAGGACGAATACCTGATCTCCTGCATCTACCTCGCCCGCATCCACGCTCTGACTGCCAAGGCGGGCCGGTATGGCGGCGGTACATGGACAAAGTGGTATGAGAGCAAGGGTATGAGCAAGTCGGGTGCATGGAATATGGTGCAGACCGGAGAATCTTTTAATGGTTCAACGATTGACCAATTAAAACAGCTGCCCGAGCTGACCCGCAAAGATTTGAACCTCATCGCCCGCAGCGGGTGCGCTGGGCAGCTGGTCGAAGCCGCCGGAGACAGCCAGCGGGTGCAGGAACTTTTGGCGCAGATCAAAGCCGAGAAGGAGCGGGCCAATGCTGCTGAGAGCCATCTGGAAGCCGTCCGAGCGGATGTAGCAGGGCTGCGCGAGCAGAACACCCAGCTGAAGGAAAATTTGGACGCCTCCAATACCCGGGAGGAAGAAGCATGGAAGTCCTACGACAAGGCGATGCAGCGTGCCAAAACCGCCGAGAGCCAGCTGGAAGCCGCCCACGCCGACATTGATGGGTTACAAGAGCAGTGCGCTCAGATGTCGCAGCGGGCAAACGACGCAGAAGAGGCCCTGAAGCACCAGCCCATCGTGGGCGTCATCGACGAAGAAGAAGTTGACCGTCGCGCTGCAGAAAAGGCACGGGGCCTTGCAGATGCCCGGAACGCAGAGCTTGCCAAGGACAACGCAGACCTGAAAAAGCAGGTAGCGGCCCTCCACTCCAAAATCAGCGACGCTGCACAGGCAGATTTCGAAAACGCCAATAGCATCGCCTTCTCCTGCCGCCGTGCATGGGACACCGGAAAGGGCAGTTACTCCCGCCTGGTCGGCGAGGACTTGGAAACGACCTTTGCCAGCTTATGTGAAACCTTGAACAGCATCCGTGAGGAAGCGGCCCGGCTCTGCCGTCAGCCGCCGGAATATGACGGAGGTGAGGAAGATGAGTAATCCGTTAGCCCGCAGAGCGCGAATCAAAGACCTGTCAAACAAGGCCGAGGGCATTTTTCAGTACATCGGGAACGACAATGTGCTGTTTCGACTCATCAGCACCGGCAACAAGCTCACCAGCGACGTCAACTATGCTGTGGCTCTGTTCACCGGCTTCGCCCGCAGCCATCAGCTGGGCAGTCAGGAGACCCGCCGCACAATCGACTCGATTTATCGCCGGGTCGGTGAGCTCATGTGCCTCATTGACATCGTTCATGCCGCTGCTGGCGAAGAAATCATGCCTGAGCCGTATGAATCCATAGATTTTTGTTACATGACCGAGTACCGCACCATGCTACGGGAGGCCGTCATTCGCGGGATGCCGGACAACTACAAAGGCCCGGCGCAGAATCCCTACACTGTCAGCCTTGTGCAGCCGGGCGTTGGCCACGGTAATGGTTACACACTGGACGAGTACGATGACGATTTCTTCGCCCGATTTACTCGCAGAGAAGAGCCGCGTGACCGGAAGCTCGTCTTCCGCTGCACTAAATCCGAGCTTGACGCCATCAAGCGTTACGCCAATATCATCGATATTAAATTTACCGAGGAGGAAATTCATCATGCCTGAGAAAAACCAGACCCCTATCGAGATGCTCGACCAGAATGCAGCTGTCGTCCAGAGTGCAGAGGTGCCTGCGCCTGCATCACCTATCCAGCTGCAGCAGCGCCAGAGCTACGCCGAGAAGGTTCAGGGATTGACCATTGACGAGCGCAACTGGATGCTTGCAAAGTCTAAAGCCGCCGCTATGGCGCAGCTTCCCGCAGGCTTCCTGCCCCAGACCTACACCGGCAATCCCGGCGCGTGCGCTATCGCCTGCGAGATGGCCCTTCGCATGGGCGTTTCTCACCTCTTCGTCATGCAGAACCTTTACGTCGTCCACGGTATGCCTACATGGAGCGGCAAGAGCTGTAAGGCCCTCATCGACAACAGCGGCCAGTTTGCAGGCCGCACCCGCTACCGCATGGAGGGCGAAGAAGGCACCGAAAACTGGGGCTGCCGCCTGATCGGCGTGGACAAGCTCACCGGCGAAAAGGTCGAAGGCCCGAAAGTCACGGTCAAGATGGCAAAGGATGCCGGGTGGTGGGACAAGAATGGCAGCTACTGGCCCAAGATGACCGAAATGATGCTCAAGTACCGCGCCGCCGCTTACTTTGCCCGCGCCGAGTGTCCGGAGGTCCTGATGGGCGCCAACATCGACTACGAGGTAGGCGCTGGCGACGCCGAGGAAGAGGGTGCGGCCCATGCTTAATGTTGTTGCGCTGATGGGCCGTCTGGTCTACGAACCGGAATTGAAGACCACTCCGAGCGGCATCAATGTGTGCAGTTTCCGCATTGCCTGTGACCGCAACTTTGCCCGTCAGGGCGAGCAGCGTCAGGCCGATTTTATCGACGTCACCGCGTGGCGGCAGACCGCAGAGTTCGTCTCCAAGTATTTCCAGAAGGGCAGCATGATCGCCATCGAAGGCAGCTTGCAGACCCGTCAGTACCAGGACAAGAACGGCAACAACCGCACAGCTACCGAGGTCCTTGCGTCGCAGGTGAGCTTTTGCGGCGGAAAGGCCGCAGAGCGGGCTGTCGTGAAGGATTTTGACCAGCAGACAGCAAGTCATGTTCAGGAAGCAAAGACCGCACAGAGCGCTCCGCAGGCCCAACAGACCAGTTTTGCCAGCCAGAGCTATCGCGCCGAACGCAAATCACCCGATGGTCAGCCGGTCGCTGTCCCCGACGCAGAAGCACACGATTCTGATGGCTTTTCCATCATTGATGACAGTGACGACCTCCCCTTCTAACCGCTGCCGCTGTGCTATCTGGCGATACGGGCATTCCATTCGAAAGGAGGTCAGACCGTGGGCATTGACCCTTCTCGCGGCTTCGTTGCCATCCCGCGCGGCCTGACCGACTGGGAATGGTATTCGGAGCCCAACACTGCCCGGCTGTTCATCCACCTGTTGCTCACCTCAAACTGGCAGGAAAAGCAGTGGCAGGGCATCACCATCCACCCCGGTGAGCTGGTCACGAGCCGCGCAAAGCTGGCAAAACAGCTCAGAATGTCTGAACAATCCGTTCGGACGGCACTTATGCATTTGCAGTCAACCAACTGTATAACCAGCAAAACAGGGCCAAGATACAGCGTTATCGCGATAAATAATTACACTGAAATTATTGGCTCAACCAAGCAATCAACCAGCAATCAACCAACTCCTAACCAAGACTTAACAAAGATAACAAAGAAAACAAGACAGTCGTCGTCTGCGTGCGCGACGCCCGAGCCGACTCCGACGAAGACGACATCCCCCGTAGTCATGGAGTTCGAGCAGCGTATCTGCAAGCTGAGCACCCAAGGGAAAGCCCAACTGACCGGATATGCTGACCGGCTGGGAGAAGAGCTGGTGCTGGCCATCATCAGCAGGTGTGCCGACCTCGGTGCCTACAGCTGGATGTATATCCGTAAAGCACTGGAAGAGACCGAGGCGCAGGGGTGCAGGTCTGTGGAAGAGTACCGCAGGCTTCACCCCATCAGCAGCGGACGGAATCTCCGGGTTGACCGTACCGAGCCGAGCGGGAACGATTTTCTCAAGAATGCTGGGCGGAGGCGACCGTTGAAAAAGAAAGGAGCATCTGAGTGTGATGATGGAAGCGCATAAATCAGAACCAAGCATCTGCTTCAATCTGGACTGCATGGAGGGAATGAAAGCTTTTCCTGATAAGCTTTTTGACCTTGCTGTGGTAGATCCACCATATTTCAGCGGGCCGGAACACCGAGGGTATTATGGCTCACGTGTCAGTAAAACTGGCGTACACCGCGACTATCCTATCACCCCGAAATGGGATGTTCCCGGAAAAGATTACTTCAACGAGCTGCTTCGTGTGAGCAAGCACTACATCATATGGGGCTGCAACTACTTCGACTATCACTTTGCACCCGGCAGAATCGTTTGGGACAAGTGCAACGGCGGGACTTCGTTTTCTGACTGCGAAATTGCTGCAACCGACCTGTTTGATTCTGTCCGCCTGTTCCGGTATATGTGGAACGGCATGATGCAGGGCAAGAGCATTTCCGAAGGGCATATCATGCAGGGAAACAAAAGCCTGAATGAAAAGCGCATCCACCCGACTCAGAAACCGGTAGCATTGTATAGCTGGATTTTTCAGAAATATGCCAAGCCGGGACAGATGATTCTTGACACTCATGTTGGAAGCGGCAGTAGTCGGATTGCCGCCTATGATGCTGGCTTGTACTTCACCGGGTTTGAAATTTCGCAGGAGTATTTCCTCCTGCAGAAAGAACGCTACAAGGCATACACGGCTCAGACCGATATGTTTCATGCAGAAGGAGCAAACAAATGCGAATCCAATCATTGAATCAGCGCGATGATGTAAAGAAGGACGCTGGCTCTGCCACGGTAGAGCTGAGCGGTCTGGAACTCATTGCACTCAACAATATCTTGTGCAAGGTTGCAAAAGAGTCGGAATGCGATTCTGAAATACTTTTTGGGATGACCAGAGTGGTACATACCGCAAATTCCATCGTGCAGCATGGCAGCCTTGACAAAATCGATTTGCACAAGATGGAGGAGCTGGCATGACCTACGAGGAAAAGATAAGCTGGCTCTCCCGCTACCGGGAAGCCGAAAAGCTCTATCAGCGGCTCTCCTACCGGCTGGCAGAGGCGCAGGAAGCCACCCGGCACATCACCCAGAACCTCAGCGCTGCGCCGGGCGGCAGCAAGGATGGGCAGAGCCTCGCCCGGGCAGTAGAGCGTCAGGAAGAGGCTGAGCGCCGTGCCTACGCGCAGCTGGCAGTTCTTGATGCCTTGTTTGCGGAGATCGATGCCGTGCTTGTGCAGCTGGACTCCGCCGAATACTGCGCTCTTCGCAAATACTATCTGGAC